AGGGTGGTGTCTATGGTGTTCCTGGAACAGAGTATGCCATTCAATCAATGCCGCCAGAGAACCCAGCCATGGCTGTTAGAATTTATGAAGAAGACGAAGACGAGCCAGGAACTTGGGAACCAACAGCATACAGCATTGGTATGATGTACAAAGATGCAGTATATCTAGAGACTTTGGATGGTCACACTATGGATGATGACGAAGAAGAATACGAAGACGATATGGAAAAAGCAGAAGGATATTCTCCAACTGCTGGAATGAAGTCAGCGGCTGCTCGTGCTATCCGTTGGAAAGAAGAGGGCAAGGCTACAGGTGCAGGAACTCCAGTAGGCTGGGGTAGAGCAAGAGATATTGTAGCAGGTCGCTCAATGTCTCTTAGTGTTGTCAAACGAATGTATTCATTCTTCTCCAGGCACGAAGTAGATAAAAAAGGCAAAGACTTTTATAATACATCTAATCCAAGCAACGGTAGAATAATGTGGGACGCTTGGGGCGGGGACGCTGGCTTTACTTGGTCTCGTGCTATTGCAACTAGAGAAGCGGATAAGGCTTTGTTTGCTGATTTTGGTAAAGATTACTCAGACCAAGGACAGAGAGTGTCTAAGACTATGGGTGTTGGCAGTATGGTTTCTTGGAATTCTTCTGGGGGTACAGCGACAGGAAAGATTGTTAGGATTATTAGAAATGGCAAATACAATGTTCCTAACTCAGACTTCACAGTAACAGGAACACCAGAAGACCCAGCCGCAGTCATTAGAATCTATCGTGATGGCAAGCCAACAGAAACATTGGTTGGACATAAAGTTAAAACTCTTAGGAGCAAGTAATGAGAGAACTGATTCATTTTAGTGCTACATGGTGTCAGCCATGCAAGCAGATGCAGCCAGTGTTAGATAAGTTTCTTAAAGATAACCCTGACATTGTTTATACTAAGTATGATGCTGACGAGGATGTAAGCGTATTCCAGGAACATGAGGTTCGTGGAGTACCTGCCTTTATTGGCAAGGTAGATGGCAAGGAAACCTTTCATAAGGGAACAGCCACAGAATCCAGACTTTCCTCACTATTTGCTTGACAAATACTATCACATACGGTAAAATATATATATGAGTAAACCTGATTGGGCTACACGCCTACAAAATACATTTAAACGTAAGTATGACCTAGGCTATGCTGATGGCTGGACGGAAGGATTTAAAGTGGGTAGTAAGAAAGCCCTTGCAGAGCAACGTAAAGTTATGATTGCTGGCATTCAAAAAGATATTGACAAGAATAAGCAACACTATAGTCCAGGAACTCTTGCAGGATTACAAGCCGCTATTTCTATTATTAGAAAGACAAGATAATGATTAAATATATTAAGGTTGGACCACAAAGGTTCGATGTTATTGAGCGTGACCCTGACGTAGATGGTATGCTTAACGATGGTGCCTATGGGTATACACTAGATAGCAAAAATGTAATTGTAGTTGCTGCAGGTCTTGGCAATGGAAAGCAACAGATTACATTGCTACATGAAGTTTTACACGCTATCAGAATGAATAATGATGGTATGCCTAGACCAAGCAAAGAAGATGACTTCGAAGCATGGGAACACTACTTTATCGCCATGTATGAGACTGGATTGTTGGCGGTACTAAAGGACAATCCTAAACTAGTAGAATGGTTAACTAATGACCAAAACAAATCAACCAAGTAATAAGGCTATCTGGATTATCAGCACAGTCTGTTTACTAACCTTTCTGATAACATTGTCAGTTAGTATAACAAAAGAAAACTGTTGGGATAAATACACCACAGAATATGAAGCAATAACAAACTGCGAAGGAAAAAACTAATGGAACATCAACACGAAGAACACGGACACGAAAAGCACGAAGAGCATGGAGAAGTGGCTAACACTCTTACTGAAAAGGTAGAAGAAGTTTCACACGCTGGTCACGAACACGCTGGAGAAACTCTTTGGGACACAATTCTAGAAATCACATTTGGCATTGAGCACATGGTTTCTGAATTCTTTTGGAACATTGTATTCGCATTGGGCGTATACGCATTTGCTAAGGCTAGAACACTTCGCAAGATTCATAAGTATGTGGACAGCAAGCATGGTGTAGAGCACGAGGATTACTAAGATGGATTTAGATGCAAACTTTATAAAGGCAGTGCAGGTCAAGTATGACGAAGCAGAAAAGTTGCTTATTAAAAAGCACAAAGACTATGGACCGAAGAACATTTCTGGTAGTCCAGGAGGAGCAATAAATGGACTTAGAGTTAGAATGCACGACAAGTTGGCTCGCATTAACCATCTTTATGATACTGGTGCTACCCCCGAAAATGAAAGTCTTAGGGATTCTTTTATCGATATGGCAAACTACGCTATTATTGCAATGCTGGTATTAGATGATGAGTGGGATAGATAGGGTATAATAGAACTATGAGTAATCCAACAGAATGGGACATCCAAGGTGGCAACTTTAACAAGCGTGTTGAGTTTCCTGAAACAATTAAGGAAGAGCCACAGGTAGAGCCAGTGGCTAAGAAAAAGAAGTCTAGTCGTATAGACCCTGACTCACTGCCTGTATTGTATACAGCAGTGGCTTTGGTGTCGTTGCTGATGATTACTTCCTTTACCGTTTCTTTCAGCGGTATCTATGAAGTATCTGCATGGACAGGATTACCTCCAGTATTGCAATGGCTACCAGCACTATTTATTGATGCTGCAATCCTTGCTTATACAATTTCACTTGTAGTCTTTAAGGCTCGTGGAGAAAGTACATGGAGAACACTAGTAGGACTAACAGGCTTTGCAGCCATGTCTGTTGTGGCTAACGTAGCACACACACTTAGTTTCTGGGAGGGTTCTCTTGTTGATTACCGTGCATGGATTGGTGTAGCCATTACTGCACTTGCTCCGATTGCAGTACTACTTGCATCGGAAGAAATTACTAGACTAGCATTTGACAAGGAGTAGCAAATGATTAAGGCACCAGAAGATATTATTATTATCAAAGTAGAAAAGAAAAGCACTGAGCCAGAACAAACCAAGAGTGGCTTGCTAATTATCCAGAGTGAGACAGACCAGCCAAAAAACATTGGCACAGTCTATGCTGTGGGAGAGGGTAGGCAACTAAAGAGTGGTGTTCGTGTTCCAATGGAAGTTAAGGTTGGAGATAAGATTATGTTCAATCCTGGTGGCACTATAAAGTTTAAACATGAAGAAGAAGATTACTTGTCATTATTTAGCGTAAGCGTTTTGGCAATCCTAGGAGATGAATATGAATAAAGTATTATTGATTGTTCCAACAAGGGGCAGACCAACCAAGTCACTAGAATTCTATGATGAGTTCAAAAAGAATTCTATGATTACGGACCTAGTGTTTGGTCTTGATGATGACGATGTAGAATATCCTAGAATTGATGGGGTAATGTATGAGGTCAATCCAAGAGCGATGATGAATGGAACACTGAACCTTATTGCTAATAAGTATGCAGACCAGTATGAGTACATTGCCTTTATGGGTGATGACCACAGACCAAGAACTCCTGGATGGGATGTTGAGTTAGTTAACTCTATTAAAGATATTAAACATGGTATTGCTTATGGTAATGATTTGCTACAAGGAAGAAATCTTCCTACAGCAGTATTGCTTAAGTCTAGTATTGTAAAGACACTTGGCTTTATGGCACCACCAGCAATGAAGCATCTTTATTTAGACAATTTCTGGAAGGACATGGGTATTGAGTTGGGTAGTCTTTTCTATAGAGATGACGTAATCATTGAACATCTACATCCTGTTGCTGGTAAAGCAGACAACGACTCTGGATATGTAGAGGTCAATAGTTCTGCAATCTATGAGCATGATAGAAATGCTTTTGTTAATTATTGGGGCACACAAAAAGAATCTGATTTGGAAAAATTGCTAAATGATTAAAAGGTTAAGACCAGCGTGGTCAGATGAAGAGTTATTGAAAATATATAATCATCGATACAACCATGAACGCTGGGAAGACCATGTTGCTAGAATAAAGCAAACAATCATTTTTGCAATATTGAAGATGCCAAAGGATGAGTCTATAAAAACAATAGCAGACCTTTCTGCTGGCGATGGTGCAATTATAAATGCTTTGCCTTATGAGAATAAAATTGTTGGAGACTTCTATCCTGGGTTTGAGTATTCTGGTAAGATTGAAGATACCATCGAACAGATACCTGCAGTAGATGCATTTATTCTGTCCGAGACTTTGGAACATTTAGACAATCCTTTAGATGTTCTTAAACAGATTAGAAAAAAGACTAAGTATCTTTTGCTATCAACTCCAGAAAATAACTGGGACGATGAGAACGAAGAACACTATTGGGCTTGGGATAAGGCTGGCGTAGAGCAGTTACTAAAAGACGCTGGCTTTGAGCCTGTAGCGTTTATGTCTCAAAAAATATGGTACATACATCAGTATTGGATTTGCAAATGAAAATTTTAATTACAGGACACCGTGGCTTTGTTGGTAAGTACTTTGTAGAAAAGTATAAAGACCATGACATCACAGGCGTAGACATTGTTGACGGACTAGATGTTCGTGACTTCTTTAAGACTAATAGAGAGAGTTATGATTTAGTTATTCATCTTGCTGCTATCGTTGGTGGTAGAGCAACCATTGAGGGAAATCCTTTATCAGTAGCAACAGACTTAGCCATAGACTCAGACTTTTTTAACTGGGCATTAATAACAAGACCAGGACGCATTGTGTACTTTAGTTCTAGTGCTGCCTATCCTACAAAGTTCCAGGGCAACGAAGACTGGGTAAGACTAGAAGAATCAATGATTGATTTAGATAACATTAGTAACCCAGACCTAACCTATGGCTGGAGCAAACTAACTGGTGAGTATCTTGCTAAGTTTGTTCAAGAGGCTGGCATACCTGTTCACATCTTTAGACCTTTCTCTGGCTATGGGACAGACCAGTCGCTAGACTATCCATTCCCTAGTTACATAAAGAGGGCTGTGGACCGCATGGACCCATTTGAAATCTGGGGAGACGGAGAGCAGACCAGAGACTTTATCCACATGTCTGACGTTGTTGATGCAGTTGATGAAGCAATTAGGCAGGACATCCAGGGACCAGTGAACCTAGGCTGGGGTCGCAGAACCACCTTCAATGAGTTAGCCAAGATAGTTACTGAAATCGAAGGGTACTCACCAGAGTTCAAACATTTACCAGCAGCACCAGTAGGAGTTTTAAATCGTATAGCCAATCCAACTAAGATGCTATCATTCTATACACCAAAGATTACTTTGGAAGAAGGTATTGAAAGGGCATTAAAAGGAATTGTCTAAGATAGGACTCGTAATACCATGGAGACCTACTCCAAGTAGACTAAAACCATTACAGGCAGTGCTTGATTGGTATCAAACTAATTTACCAGACATTGAGATATTTTATAGCGACAGACCAGGGGAAAGATGGAATGCTGCAGCCAGTCGTAATGATGGTGTAAAAAGGGCACAGGAGGCTCACTGTGACGTTATTATTCTTAATGACGCAGATACACTACCCGAAATTGAACCTTTATTAGAATCAATAGAACAATGCAAAACTGATGGACTTGTTCATAGCCCCTACAATAAATGTAAATATATAGATATCGAAATGAGTGAACTCTACTATGCTGGTAAGGATATTAAATTACTTAAACATACATTATTTACACCAGCAACAGGTGGTATATGGGTTTGTACACCAGAAACATGGTGGAGTTTGTATGGAATGGATGAAAAGTTTCAGCAGTGGGGACCAGAGGATGCCGCTTTTGATATCTCTCATAGAATAATTAAAGGTGTTCCCCTAGTGCCACATGAAGGATACATCTATTGTCTTGGTCATGTCCCACAAATACATGATGAAGGATTTAATCCAAGCCATAAATTTAATATGGAAATATATAGTTTTTATCTTACTGCATGGTCAGCAGAAAGAATTAAATGGATAGTCAAGACAAAAAACATTTATGAATAAAAGGAATTTTATTAGTTTGGTTTGTCATTAATGTATTCGCACACAGCACATAGCCCAGTACATTCTTCGCAGGTATTATTTTCTTCCATTGTTCCTCGCTAATATCGTAATCATTATCATACACATTGTGCAAAATACCATTATGTCCATATCTTTATTATACCTTATTTGATGTTATACTTATACTATGAAATGTAATGTATGTAATTCCACGCTTGTTCCAATTGTTTATGGGTTCCCTGGAAATGACCTAATCGAAATGTCTAAGAGAGACGAGATTGTATTGGGTGGATGCTCTCCATCAAATGCTACTCACTTTTGTCTTCAGTGTCAGGAAGAACACTCTGTTCGTGAGGACACTCGCACACCCAAGTTTTATCATAATAACTGATAACCTTTTTACAGTTCCAGTGATGACCTGTCATACAGAAGCCACACTTACGCAAGTTGATGTTCCACAATGTGTGACAATTTAATTAGGTATCCCTTAGATGGGTTTGGTTCAATCTTACATTCAATTGGTCTACCACTCTTTTCCACAACAGCCTTCAAATCTTCGGTGGTAGTAATGACAACCATGTTCTCAAGAACAAATGCATAGTGAGTAGCCTTAGATACACTAAGACCAGACTTCTCCCAGGACTGCGATGCATTGTACCAGCAGTCAGTCTCAATAAATAGATTGCCTGTTTCTTTCCAACGCTTATCACGCTTTACCTCTACTGTCTCAATGGACAGGATGTTAGCAACAGTGTTCTCACCTTGCTTACCATACTTTAAATCAATATCAAAATCAGAGTTCTTCATCGTCACGGTATCCTAAGTCTTCGTCATTATCTCTTGAGTCAATTAGTTTTACCATAAATGATAACGCTACAACACCTACCAGTACGATAGATAAATTAAATAAAGTTTCAAGCATTTGCTCTAACTAGTTTTCTCTTGATTGGGTCAAATTTTAGTGGGTGCTTCTTAGAAGCCTTGCCATTCTGTCTGTTGCTGTTTCTTGCACCTTTTGCTTTCGGCATTAAATATCCTCCTTAACCATCAGCATACCTGTCATCATGGCAGTAAAGATTCCTGCAAGGGTCTGGCTAATAGCCACAACCATTGAGTCAAATCCTACTGCACTAAATAAAATAAATAGGGGTAGTTGAGCACTAAGCCATAGCAATCCCCATGTAAGAATGAATGTTAATCTTTGTCTAGCCATTAGAACCAACCTCTTTCTTCTTCGTCTAGTTCTCGTAATGCCTTAAGTAAACTTTCAGTCCTTCTAACACTATATCCCATCTGGATAATGTCAAGACCTGTAACTTCTACTTCTTCGCCATCGTCTAACTTAACCACATAGGTGCGGTCAGGGTCAATTATAAAGCGTATTTTATTTGGCATACGACCATTATACCACTAAAGGTTCGGTTTGTAAATAGAAAAGTCGGTCGGAAATATGAGGTCTTAACGCTTGACAAGCAAGCGATTATCCTGTACAATTGATGTATAAGGTCCATTAAACGATAGGAACGTATGCAAACCTTTTTACCTTTTAAGCAGTTCGATAAGTCTGCACAAGCCCTAGATAGTAAGCGATTAAATAAACAAGTATTGGAATCTTACCAGATTCTTAAGGTGTTGTCTAATGATGACCCGAAGGCTGCTTGGCGTAATCATCCTGCTGCTAAGATGTGGCGTAACCATGAGGGACAACTATGGCTGTACACTATGGCTATGGTTAAGGAAGCAGATAAGCGTGGCATTAAGACTGATAAGAACATGGAGAATCTTACTAACCTTAAGGCTGTGGCTGGGGATAACTGGGGGTATTCAATTCCTCGTTGGTATAAGAATCCATTTGCATTGCAGAGATTAACTACTAGCCATAAGGCTAACCTATATACTAAGGACCCTATCTTTTACTTTGAGTTCTTTAGTTCGCTAGAGGATAGCAACCCTTGTTGCCCTGAGCGTAAAGAACCTTGTAAGTATTATTGGGTTGCACATGACCCACTATTTAAGGAGGACCATGAAATTACCAAAGTTTATGCAATGGCGAGTTAGGCTAGTCCAGCAGGGGTATAACCTTGGCTGGGAGCATGGCTATGAAGCAGGTATGGTTGAGCAGAAGAACCAGATTGTAGATAAGGTTGATAAGTTTGTCAAGGATGTTGATTGGCTTAAAGAAGACCCTTATACTCGTAAAGATATTGTTGAAGCAATTAAGAACCATGAACCAGAGAAGGAGTTAGTGGGATGGGAAGATTAGCAGATTTAGATGCAGAGATGCATGA